GTTGTAGATTATTTAGAAGATTTAATAGAGGATGAAAACTTAAATTATACAGTACATACTAACGCAATAGAGCATGACTATGTTGCACAAATAAAGGAGGGACAAAAGAAAACACTTGACAAAGGCTAGGAAATATGGTATAAAACTATGCAGTTATTAGTAACTAATTACTTAAACAGGAAAATATTATGAACAACATACTTGATTTAAATGTAGACCACAATAATGTAGCTTTAAGAGAAAGAGGATATGGTGATGCTGATTTTGATGTAGAATACCAGCCATTATATACTTCTTCTAGAAATGAATTTTCTGGTTACAACCTTGTACCTAACAGGATTGCTAGTGTACGGGTTGATACTCAAAATGTTTTAGGAATTCATAGTAAAAACGGTTGGCAAGGAGTAAATTTTAAAGACGGAATAGATAGATGCAGAGATATTATAATTAATTCTGGACTAGCAGACGAGTCTATTATTGAAGATATTGGAGTGACTAGCAATAGTAAACAGTGTATAGTTACTTATATTTTACCTAACGTATTAATAAATACTCCTGATGGAGATCAAGCACAGCTAATGATTGTTATGGTTAATAGTTTTAATGGTGTATGGGCGTTCTCTATTAGAATTGGACTTAGACTTATGGCTTGTTTCAATGGTTTAATTAGTAATACTAATGGTTTAATTTATAAATCTAGACACAATAGAAACTTAAATTTAGATCATGCAGTTAGTGTTATTACTAAATCTCTACCAATATTATATGAAGAGACAGACCTCTGGAGAGACTGGTTAAATAAAAAATGCAGCGATCAAGATGTTCTAAAAATTATTGGTGTTGCTGCTAATAATAATATTCTTATATCTCAGACTAGTTATTTAACTATTCCAGATGTCATTTTGAATGCAGATGGAGTTAGACGATCTAAAAATGTAAGTCATCTATGGAGAGCTTGGACTGAATATAGTCATAGTTTAGGTGCAAATATGTGGGCAATGTATAATGCTTTAACAGATTGGTCAACTCATGTTGAGAGTAAAAAGTCTAGTATTATTAGTATTAAAAATAGACGAGAAAATGTAGTTAGAAAAATTATTGCAGACCCTGCCTTATTTTTACAAAAGGTAGCTGCTTAATAATTACTGTGTAGGTATTTAGGGGGTGTAAAATCCCCCTCTTTTTAATAGGAAAAGATTATGAAGACAGCAGATTTATTTTTAAAAAGAGGATCAACAGTCTCAGCTTATGCACAAAGAGAAGAAGTGAAAAAGCAACTTAACACACAGATTGCAGCCTATTTAAAATCTGGTGGACAGATACAAGAGTATCCTCCTTGTACTTATTCTGACTCTGAAATAATAACTCTATCGCCAAGACAAAAACAAAGGATTGAAATTCTAGAAGATATAAAAGTTTGCCGTAAGCGGCACTCCCGAATATCTTCTAGGAAGAGATCAACAAATGTAAGATGAGTGGTCTAATATATGAAAAGACTAATGATATATATATTTATTATTTTTATATGCCTTTATATGCCAAAGGTATATACTCAATCTCAGTGGAACTACTCACAAGTAGAAGACTTAAAGGTTGAGGCGGTAAATCTTATAGAAAATGGACAGCCACAGAAAGGGTATAATTTATTTGAAGAGATACTTTTTCTAATTAGAGTTGAGAGAGGATTATATTCTACTGATCAAGTCCCTTATCTATTAGAGTATATGCGGTGGAATAAAATAGTAGAAGAGTGGCAAGAAGTTTTAGATATAGGGCAAAGAATTAACTGGGTGTTGGATAGAAATGAAAAGCAAATAGAAAACTATAGGAGATTATTAATAGAATATCTTTATTATCCTAAAGATAGTGAGTGCTTGGCTAGGTCTGCAACTACTGGGAAGTTTTTAAAAAAGAGAAGGGGTTGCTCAGAATTCAGATACTTTATAGCTGATATGTTTATTGGCGGCACAAGGCTACTAAATAAAATAGCGCAAGAAACTCAGCAACCAGTGGATTGGGAGTCACTTAAAAATCTAGCAATAATTACTTCTCAACTAGTATATGAAGTAGATGGGGATGCTATGATTATAGAAATTAGGAAAGATGAAATTAGCCAAACCAAAAATCCAACCATAAGGGAGAGATACAGACCAGATACATGGATAAGAATAGCTGATGAAGCAGAGATAAATGCTAACTAAATAATAGAGATGAGAATTAACCAACGTGGGTATGGCTCTTCAGTAATGGGGAGCCTCAACCGGATGCTCGGAGTATGCTGATCCTACTGCCCTACCCACACCTTTTTGAATTTAATAAGGCGAGAATAGGAGATTAAGAACTGTGAAAAGAAAACAAACAGTATCAGAACAGATGCAGGATGAACTAGAACCTATCATTCATAGACATCCAACAGAGCATGATGAGTCAGATGACTTAGAAATGGTCAAGAATATTGTGGAGGACATAGCAAAGCTCCAGAGTATTCTAAAAGATATTGAGAAAAAACTTACAGACAATGGATTATAATGGTGTTATACTACGCTAAACTAATTGGAAAAACTAACAAGGAAGTTTTATTATTTATTAATCATATACCGAAGGAGGTATAAAATATGGCTACACAAATAGGCGAGTCAAGATGGGCAAGTATTACTAATCCTAATACTACTTATGATCCAATGTACTGCATCAATTTAATTGTTGAAGATAACATAGCAGCGGATTTTAAAGCCAGGGGCTTTACAGTAAAGGATATGGATGAAGGCCCAGCTCTAGTATTTAAACGTAAAGTTACAGGTTCTGGTGGAAGGCTAAACGAAAAACCTAAGCTTTATGATAGAGCTAAAAATGAAATAGATTTATCTGTAGGTAATGGCTCTAAGGTAAAAGTTCAATATAAAGAATGGGAAGCTACTCATAACGGTACACTTTATAAAGGGCTTGATCTTATAGCAGTACAAGTTCTTGACCTTGTATCTTACAACGGTGCTGGTGATGAGTTTGATATTGAAGAATCACTAGAGGAGAGTGATGAGCTATGAAGTTAAAACCGGAAGATAAACCTATCATTATCTTTCGAACTGAGATGGGAGATTATGATGTCTCCCTTTTCAGTAAGGAAGGTAAGAGACAATACTTTCTAGCACAACAAGCTATTAATGATTTAAAGAGGCTACTCGCTCAATGTGAATTAAAAAAGATAGCTATTCAATCTCTTCATAATCTTCTCATACAAGATGAATGTACTCCGGGTTGCCGAATGGATTCGGATGGAAACAAAAACGAAACAGAGGATTGATAATGACTTTTATAAAACATAAACTCCCATGTCCTAAGTGTGGGGGGAGCGATCCTGTGTCTATGAATTCAGATAATTCAGCATGGTGTTTTACTTGTGCAACAAGATTTAGTAATTATGAGAAAGCGTGTGCCTCTCCACCATATGAAAAGACTACAGATATAAAAACTTATAGGAATAATTCTATGAATGATGCAGAGGGAGAATTTATAACCTTAACAGACAGAGGAATAGCAATAGATACTGCTAAATTATATGGAGTAAAAGCAGTAACAAATTATGATGGGAAAATTATAAAACATTTCTATCCTTATTATATTAATAATGAGATAGCAGGTTATAAAGTTAGAGATCAAAATAAAATGTTTGTCTGGAAAGGAACTTCACAAGGAACAGGTTTATTTGGTGAACAATTATTTAAAGCAGGTGGGAAGTATATTACTTTAGTAGAAGGTGAATGTGATGCTATGGCAGCATATGAATTGCTCGGATCTAAATGGCCTGTAGTTTCTATTAAAAACGGAGCAGCCGGAGCAGTAAAAGATGTTAAACAATCTATAGAATACTTAGAAAAATTTGATGAGATTGTTATAAATTTTGATAATGATAAGCCCGGAAAAGAAGCAGCAATAAAAGTAGCAAGATTACTGACCCCAGGTAAAGCTAAAATTCTACTTCTGTCTGAAGAATTTAAAGATGCAAATGATATGTTGCGTAAAGGAAATCACCATACTTATGTTACAGCTTGGTGGGCTTCTAAGACATATACCCCTAGTGGAGTAGTAAATGCTAGAGATTTGAGAGAGAAATATTTCAATAGAGAAAAGAAAAAATCAGTTCCTTATCCGTGGAAAGGATTGAATAAAAAACTTTATGGACTAAGGGCCGGAGAGCTAGTCACCTTAACTGGTGGAACTGGGCTAGGAAAATCTAGTATCACTAGAGAATTAGAACACTGGCTTATTAATAAGACATCAGATAATGTAGGAATAGTTTCTTTAGAGGAACAAGATTTAAGAACAATGGATTGTTTAATGTCAATCGAAGCAAATGATAAAATATATATGGATCATATTAGAGAAGGATATATGGAGAGCCGGGAAGGTCTTAAATATTTGAACGATCTTTATAGTAAGATTTATAATGATGGTAGAATATGGATACATGCTCATTTTGGTGCTACTGATATTGATGAAATATTTAGTAAGATAAGATATTTAATTATTGGATGTGATTGTAAATGGATCGTAGTAGATCATTTAAATATGTTGGTTTCAAACACAACAGAAGGAGATGAAAGAAGAACTATTGATAGTATTATGACGAGACTACGTTCTATTGTTGAAGAAACAAATGTAGGCATGATCTTGGTTTCGCATTTGCGAAGAGTAGAAGGTACTAGAGGGCATGAAAATGGTATTTCTGTAGGGCTTAATCATTTAAGAGGCTCTCATAGTATTGCCCAACTCTCTGATTGTGTTATAGCCCTTGAGCGTAATCAACAAGCAGATGATCCTGAAGAATCTCACACTACTCGTTTACGTGTATTAAAATCTAGGTATACTGGAGATGTAGGGTTAGCTTGTAGTTTATTATATGATCAAACTACTGGTCGTTTATCTGAGATAGATGATGACCGTTTTAATAATGAAGATGATGGAGAAGAACTATGACATCATTAGTTTTTGATATAGAAACAGATGATTTAAAAGCTACTAAAATTTGGTGCGTAAGTATCTGTGACGCTCACACAGAAGAAGTATCTTCTTATTATGGAGATACTTTAATTGAAGGAATTAAAAAATTACACAGAGCTGATAAATTAATTGGTCATAATATTATTGGGTTTGATATACCAGTAATAAAGAAACTACTTAACATTGATTTGTTCGATAAAATTTTGGTGGATACTCTTGTATTATCTAGACTATTTAATCCTATACGTGAAGGAAATCATGGACTAGAATCCTGGGGATTTAGAGTAAAACTTCCTAAAATTAATTTTGAAGAATACGATAAGTTCTCAAAAGAAATGGTGACATATTGTGAAAGAGATGTTATAATAAATAAAAAAGTTTACGATGTGTTATGCAAAGAAAAGGCAGGGTTCTCTAGGGAATCTATTAATTTAGAACAGGCCGTGTCCGGCATACTTGAGCAGCAAAGAAAGAAAGGGTTCTTATTAGATATTAAATTTGCAACTCTATTAGTGGCTACCCTACAAGATAACTTAGATCGAACAGTTAAAGAAGTTCATAAAGAATTTAAAGTAGAAGATCATACTTTAATTCTATACCCTACTAGAACAGCAGTAGGTAAGCTATCTAAAACGGCTGTCGATAGTACAGGAATTAAGTATAGATTAAATTCAGAAGAATATGATGCTCTAAATGAGAGAGATCAAATAGAAAGAATAAACAGAACAGAATTTAATCTAGGTTCTAGGAAACAGATAGGAGAATACCTACAAAAATTTGGGTGGATACCTAAGAATTTTACACCTACAGGGCAACCAATAGTAGATGAAGGTACATTAAAAAGAATTAAAAATATACCTCAAGCACAATTAATTGCTGACTATTTAATGTATCAAAAAAGAATTGCACAAATAAAATCTTGGCTAGAAAAAGTAGAGGACGATAATAGAGTTCGGGGTTTTGTTAATACTAACGGAACTATTACTGGACGCATGACACATAGAAATCCAAACCTCGCCCAAGTTCCTAATCCTTCTTCTCCGTTTGGAAAAGAATGTAGAAGTTGCTGGATTGTACCGCCAGGATGTAAATTAGTAGGCATAGATGCTTCCAGTTTAGAATTAAGAATGTTAGCCCACTACATGAATGACAAGGAGTTTACAAATGAAGTTCTCACCGGAGACATACACACCGCTAATCAAAAACTTGCAGGATTTGAATCTAGAACTCAGGCAAAAACTTTTATATATGCCTTCATATACGGAGCAGGAAATGCTAAACTTGGAACAATCGTTGGCGGAGGTAGAAGAGATGGTCAACAACTTAAACAACGCTTCCTTGCTAATCTACCATCACTTGCAAAACTTAAAAACAGAGTTACAGGAGCGGCAGAAAAAGGACACATAAAAGGATTAGATGGTAGAAAAATATTTATTCGCTCTAGTCATTCAGCTCTTAATGCTCTGCTTCAAGGGGCCGGAGCTATTGTAATGAAGAAAGCACTACAGCTTCTTAATGGATATATACTAGAAAAGAATCTTGATGCTCATTTTGTAGCTAACATACATGATGAGTGGCAGATAGAAGTATTAGAAAAAGATGCTAAAGAAGTAGGAGAGCTAGGAGTATTAGCTATTAAAAATGCAGGGCTTGAGTTTGAAATGAAATGCCCTTTAGATGGTGAGTATAACATAGGAAACAACTGGTATGAAACGCACTGAAAAATATACTCTTTGGGGAAATATGTATGCTTGTGATGATGTCTATATTCCTGATGAAATTACATATGGAACATTAGCGCATTGTTTAAAAAGAGAAGCAGAAGATCCTTGGCATGAATATAATGGAACATATATAACTAAGGATGACTTAGATGAATCTTAATTAGAGGGGTGCAAATGAAACGAACTAAAAGCAGACTAGAGAAAAAGCTAGTGAAGGCCATAGATAAAATGTGTAAAGAATGTATCTATGATCCCGGTAATGGAAGCTGGCGTAGACAGGTGGAGGATTGTACTAGAATCCAATGCCCGCTTTATAAGCATAGACCAACAACTTTAAATTTAATATAAAAGAGAGGAAGATAATATGAGTGTACCTTACCCTAGATTTTATGAAAATAAATCTCGTAAGTATGTTGATGGTAAAAGAT